GCCCTGACCGATCGCCTGTAGCCCTTGCGGCGGTGTCGGTGCTGGACTCGCCGCGCCGCTGGCGGTAATGGGATTCGCGGCGTTCGCGAGCGGGTTGCCGCCGTTAGTGATGTTCTTGACAATATCGAAAAAATGACCCATTTGAAGCCGCCTTATAGAGCGAAATTCCCAACCACCGCCGCGCCGCCCCCGCCTGGATCGCCGCCCGCGCCGATCTCACTTGTCCAGGGCACCACCGCGTAAGGACCGCCGGCCGCCGTCGCGCTGCAGAGGAACAAGGTCGCGCCGGGTTGCGAAAGCATCGCAATCCACTGGTGGCCGTCATACGGGATCACCGTACCCAGCGGATACTGCGCGCATGCGACGAATGCATCGTAAAGTTGGCCGACCACGTAAGTGGTGATGGCGCCGCCATAGCCACCGGGAAATGGAAGTCCCAGCCGCGCCGGCAGCAGGATCGGCAAGCCGACGTGTCCGGAGACGATGGGATCGACCGCTCCCTTGCCGTCCAGCTCGTAGCTGGCGATCGACGGCGCCGCGATCGCGCAGTTCGGAACGCCGGTGGTGAAAACTCCGTTCAGCTCGTCGACGCCGGGGGTGTAGTTCGCGATCAGCGTCTGGTTTGGATCCCAGTGCGCAAAGGCCTGCGAAATGCCGCCGTAAGGTAGCGCGCCATAAGTCACCTGCGTGTTGCGCGGGACGCCGGCAAAAAAGAACGTGTGCGCCGGATACGGGTCGCCGGACTCTCCGCTCGATCCCGGCATCATCCAAAAGCAGAGCGAGTACGGATCGGCCCAGAAATTCCAGGCGCCGCGGGCCGCCAGCACCCAGGTGTAAGCGGGCTGCGCGCCGCCCAGCGGCGCCGGAAAGGTCAGCAGGATGGAGCAGTTCGTCAGTCCGAACTCACTCGGCCCGGCGATCAGACTGATTTGGATCTGCGAGCCGGCTGGGTTTGTCTGCGACAACCAGGTGCAAGAGCCGCCCGAAGGTGCGCTCGTGAGCACGCAATTTTCGGCGTTGTACCCGAATATCGAATCGTTGGGGCCTGTGCCGGTGGTCTTCGCTTTGAGATCGAGCGTGAACGACGCCGCGCCGGTCATATTGGCTGTGGCGGTCCACTGCGAGAACAGTGTGACTGCTGCCGCCACCAGCGCGGCCGCGGTGGCGTCGTCGGAGTCGCTGCCCAGCGGAACGGTGACCACGCCGCCGCTCAGCGTCGGATGGCCAGGCGTGCCGCCCGCGACGTACCGATACCAGACGGCATCGACCTCGAAATCCGGAATGCCGAAGCTCAGACCTGGAACGCCGAAGGGGAAATTGAAATGCGCGGTCGCATAGCTACCGCCTGGAAACGGTCCTTGCGTCCAGCCAGCCGCCTCCAGCAAGCCGCCGCTGCCGGCGATCGCGTTGACGGCCGCCACGGTGGTGAGTCCTACATCCATGCCGAAGGGTTCGGGGCTGGTTACAATGCGGTTGCTATAGCGGACGAGGGGCATCATGCGGCTATCGGTACGTCTTGCGCGTTAGTCGAAAGCGCGTCTAAGAGTGCGGTATGCGTGCGCAACCACGAGCGGAACGACGCCATTGCCGAGTGCCCGCAATCGGTCCACCCGAGGGGTAATCCCATCAAAGCCTCGACAAATAGCGGGTTCAACCTGCGGGCATACGGCAAGCAACTCTTGCCACCCTGGTAGGTCGTTTGGTCCTGGGGGAAATGCCCAACCGCTTCCGAGAGCGGACGGCTGTTCTGCTTCGCTATATCGCCCGTTACGGTCGAGCGGAAGTCGCGGCTCTGAGGTGTCGGCCATTGTTCCGCGGATTCCTGAAGGTCCGTGCCTCCCGGGCCGCCTTTGCCGTTCCGTCGCCGTTTCAGCCGCTGCGAATTGGCTCCGCCGGTCAAAGCCTTGGGCGTCGGCCACTGCCGCGCTTGCTGGTCCAATCCCGGTTCGTCCACCCGGTCTCCGCCGCGAGAGCGGAATGAGTCCGTCGCCGGCGTCTGCCAACTGAGTGCCTGCTTGGCGAATTCCCCGCCCCCGCCCGCTACCTTGCCCGACTTGTCGTGACCCGACATGCCGTGGGGCGTCTTCCATTGCGCCAATGCTCCCGTTAAGGAGTCCGTCGCTCCTGGATGGTTGCCGCAACTCTCCGCGTCTTCCTGCCTCGAGGTGGGCCACATCTGCGCGGCGCTTGTCAGATAACCCTTGCTTTTCGATCCCGCCGCTTCGCAATCCTGCGCCATTGCGGTGGGCCAACGCGAATAGCCTGAGCCGCCGATGCGGTGCGCCGACTTCCTGCGCGCTAAAGAGTCCGCACGCAACTCGGTAATCCATCGCTTCCAATTCGTCGGCGACTTCATGGAAGCCGAGTCGAAGATGTGCATCGACGTTTTCGAGAAAGACCCATTCGGGCTCGACTTCGCGCACGATGCGAGCGATGTGCGGCCAGAGGTGGCGCGGGTCTTTTTCGGCGAGCTGCTTGCCCGCGCAACTGAAAGGCTGGCACGGGTAGCCGCCACAGAGGATATCCACGAGGCCGCGCCACGGCTTGCCGTCGAAGGTTTTAACGTCCGACCAAATAGGCGCTTCGTCGAGGGCGCCGTCTTCAAAACGCGCAGCCAGGATTTGCGCGACAGTTGCCTCCCTTTCCAGGTAACAAATGGTTCTAGTAGCTGGGAGAGCGAGTCGCAATCCGAGATCGATTCCGCCGTAGCCGGAACAGAGGGAGAGCACGTTGATGCTGGGATGTAGATCCACATTCATTCTGATTTTTGAGCTAGTAAGCCACGTTCCCTACTGCCGAGCTTTCGCCGCCGGGAAGGAGCAACATGAGATTCGCCAGAGGCAAGCCAAAACTGAAATTCAGCCACATGCTTTTGTCGCCGTAGAGTTGCACCAGTTGTTCCGATCCGCCCGGCGTGGCATTGCCGATCTGCGGGCCGCTGAGGATCATGGCATCGTAAAGTTGGCCGCGCACCTTGGGCGGAAATCCAACGAAGCCGGCCGGATATACGTAGCCGGCCGCGCACCAATCGCCCCACGCCAATAATGGTTCCAGGGCGAAGGGTTCAAGTTGCGGATAGATCATCTGCGTGGGAACGCCCGCGCCGAAGCTCATCTCGACGCACATCAGCGCCACCGCGCCGTGCTGCAGCGCGAGCGAGTGCGTGGTCGATTCGCCGGGCCGGTGGAAGTATGCGCACCAGGCCGGCTGATTGTCGTCCACGTAGCCCAGGTTGTTGCGGAACGAGTTGGACGTCCCCGAAGGCCATTTGTCTCCGTTGCTCCACCAGCATTCATCGGGCAGCGCGCCATCCGGATAAACCGGATCGGTGGGTGCGAGATACGGAATGCCGAAGGCGATATTGCTGCCATAGCTCGCCGGGCCCGCCACGCCAGGCTGGCTGAGAAATCCTTGGCACGGCCCAGCGACAATCTGGAACGTGCGGGCCGCCGCGCATCCCACGTAATGCTGGTAGCCGGTCGCCGTCCCGTGGAGCTGCACGCCCACGTAATCGGTGCCCGCATAAGTGAGCCAGGTCACGTCGAGTAGAACGGTGAGGCTCTGCGGGCTGGTAGCCTGCAAGGTTGCGCCGGTCGATAGCGTGGCCGTCTCGACCCAGCCGGCCGCCAGGAGCGCCGCGATCAGGGCCGCACTCAGTACCGCGCCGCTCGATCCGTCGAGCTGCTGAAACACCAGCGGGCCGCCACTGAGCGCCCACGCCGGCAGCGGGTTATCCGGCGACAAAGCCAGTGGAGTAATCAGCGCCATTGGACCGTGAAACTCGCGATGCCATTGGGATCGATCGAGCCGTCCGAGGCCAGCACGTCGAAGCTGAAAATGTCGCCCTTCGCCAGCGTGCCGTCCGTCGAGAACGACGTCCACGTCAGGGCGGTGAAAGGCTTCGCCACCGCGTTGACGGTGCAGGTAATGAAGGGATTCTGATTGACGTTGATTCGCACCACCAGATTCGCCGTGATGGCTTTACGCAGCACGCCAGATACTTCGAAGGCCGTACCGGAGGCCTGCGCGGTGAGGCACGGCGCGATATTGTTACCCACCGTGCAATTGTTGAGATCGAGCGTGCGGCCGTAGGCTTGCGAAGTGGCCGCCGAAGGGATCAAGTCCTCGTAGAAAGCCACCCACACCGCGGAGAGCGGCTGAAGCGGCTGCCCCTGAAACATCGCGGTTCGAATTGGAACCACTGGGATCGAGGGCGCGGGCGTGGGAGTGCTCGCCACGTTACGCTGTCCCTTCGACGAATCTCAAATAGAGCGCAACCACTGACGGCGAAGTGTCGGAGACGTTGATGGCCGTCTTGGTCGCGAAGTTTTTACAGCGATCGTCGCTCCATCCGATAGTGAGGTTTCCCGCCCCATCGTCATCGAGCTGCCACACCCGATCGCGGCCCTCGCCGAAGCGCCGCCACGCGATGCGCTGGGGAGCTTCGTCGATATCCGCGCTGCCCACGTCGGCGTCCACTTCGGCGCGCGAATAAAAGCGGCGCTTGTTCTCGTTGGAGAGGTGTGGAGCACGCCTGCGGCGGTGGATCGCGACACCGTTATCGGTGGCATAGGCCGCCGACATGGTGTAGATGTTGCCATTCTGCCAATCGCCCACGTAATGCTGCTCGTTCGATGGGGTCGCGCCGGTCGCGAGCGCCACGCAGCAATGGAAAGCGCCGCGCTGGCGGTCCCAGCCCGCGCCGTTCCACCAGCCGCGCTGGTGCCACTCGCCGAGGGTCAGAGAATAAGCCCAGGTGATATTGGCGGTCGGAAAAGAAATGACCCAGAACTCCTGGCCGTCATGGATGATGCTGTAGGCCACCGCATCGCCCACGGTCGCGTAGGAAGCCCAGGCCTTCTCCACTGCGGCCGTCGAAACCCGCTGCGGAGTGTAGCCCACGGCCACGAAGGCCACGCGCTCGCCGCGCCGCACGTCGCCGCCGATCCACGCCACGCCGCCGCCCACCCGCACCGTCGCCCAGGGAGAGCAGCAGCCGTAGTGCATGAAACAGCCGGGATCTTTCTGAAAGGGGTTATCGGCGTTGCCCACGTCGCGCCATACTTCGGTCGATTCCTCGTCGCCGAACAAGTAGATTTCCTGGTGGTCGCAGAGCATCATCGCCACGTTGTCGGGATAGGAAATCTTGCTCAATACGTTGAGCGGATCCCAGCCGTCCACTCCGTCGTTGACGCCGCTGAAATAGACCGTCTTGTTCGAGGGCGTGGCCGCAAAAAACGTGCCGTCAAGATATGCGCCGCAGGAAGCGGTGACGTAGGAAGGCACAAATGCGCCGCCGACGACAGTCCCCAGCCATTCGATGGCGGTGCCGCCGGTCGAGCCCGCCGTGCCCCAGCTCGACGATCCGGTAGCCATGCCGTTGGCATCCACCGCGGTGATGGTGATGCTGCCGACGTTGAAGCCCGCGCCGCCGGTGACGGTGACCGGGCATCCGATATCGGTAGCATCGAACTCGCCTCCGGTCACGGTGGTGAGCCGTCCGGTGGTGGCGTCGATTACGAGGTCGGTCAATTGCGAGGAGAATTGGCACTTGACCGCGCCCAAGCCGGTGTCGATATACGCTTGTCCCGCCGACGCGATGAATAACTGCGATCCGTTGGGAAAGAATTGGACGGGATTGCCGTCGTTGCCGATGTTGCCGTGGTTGACGAAAGTGACCGCGCCGCCGCCCAGGCCGCCGCCGATCACTTCGTAGAGGATGGCGCCGCCCGCCGCGAACAGGCGTTGCTCGCCTGCCCATAGCCCGCGTACCGGAAGCGTGGGGAGGGTGCAGAATAATTGCAGCCCAGGCGTTGGCGTGAGGACTTTCCACGCCTTTTCGCTGCCCGCGCGATTGGTGACGGAGGGGGCTTGGCCTTCGAGCAGATCGGGGTAATAGTTGATGCACAACTGACTCGCCACGTCCACCGAAGGGAAGCTATAAAAGCCCTCTGTGAATGCCTCGAATTTCAAGTGGGTTGCCCCGTCAGGATGTTGAAGTAGTTTTTACCGCCGCCGTGCATGATCGGCTCACAGTGCAGGACCGGATGCGGCGCGTTGATCCGTTGGATGGCGGCCAGCGTCTCTTTTGCCAGTTCCGCCACGCCGGGATTGAGCGGCCTGCCCCATTCGATAGACAAGCGCACGGCGAGGTTGTAAGTGAGTGCCTCACAGTAACCATCGGGAAAGACGAGCTGCTGGGTGATATCGAGGATCTGCTGGAAGGTCTGCCACGTATAAAGCTCGACCAGGTTGCCGCCGATGGATTCCGCCGGCCACGTCCAGATGGTCGAAACCGGGTTGCCGCCGTCGTTGAAGATGCCTTGCGGCAGCGTCGAGGGCGTCGCCTTGAGCGCGATGGACGCCCACGCCACGTCATCCCAGATCGCCAGCGGCTGCGTGAGCGGTGAGGCGACATTGCTGGTGATGATGAGGTTCGCGATATCGATCTTGACCGGCCGAAGCGCCGGCCAGTCGGGAGCGACGACGGACGGACCCATCTGGTAACTCTGCTTGCCCGCCGTCAGGGGATACTGATTGATCGCGATGGTGAAGATGTTCCCGCGATCGATGCCGAGGTAGTCCAGCATGCGGTTGAACACATACGTGGCGTCGATCAGTTCGGAGGGACCGGGACCGCGCCCGGGACGCAACTGTCCGATGCAGCGCAGCGCGCCGCGCATGAAGGTGGTTCCGGTGACGATGAGGCTCGACATTTAGGCCGCCTGCTGCTGCTGCTGCGGTTGCCCCGCGCCGGTAGCCTGCATGGATTCCGGCGATACCGGGCCGAGGGTTTGCGCGTTGAGCGTGATGACGGCCGCTTTCGCCAGCGCCAGACCTCCCGCCACGATGGACGGGTCGCGTCCGTACTCGGGGGCCAGGATGGCGGCCAGCAAATGCCGCAGGTAATTGAGATAGCCGGGGGCCAGCTCGATGGCGGTGATGAGATCGGGAAACGCGGTGAGCAGCTTCAGCGAGTCGGTGACCAGCGAACCGGCGGCCGGCTTCGGCGACAGATACCACGTATTCATGGGGAATCCGCCATCGGAGAAAAGCACTTCGGCGAACAGGCCGGTGCGCGTGCGATCCGGCAGCGCTTCCCACTCCGCGGCCGTCACGAGGCGCACGGGATGACTCGCGCCGGCAATGTCCACCGTCGAAGCCGCCAGGATACGCAGCGGGCGCGTCGAGGCCAGCGTGCCGCCCACGGTATTCAGCGCGCCGCCAATGGTGTAGCTCGCGGCGCCGATCATGGGAAACGTCTCGTGGGTGAGGTACGGGATGGTCGATTGTTCGACGGCCAGCGTTTCCAGGATCTCGTTGGTATGCTGCAATCCGTCCGCTAACTCGTCGTCCGAAAGCGTCTCGGCGGGAGACACTTCATTCAGCAGCACCATCGCGCTGGTAGTGAGGGCGGTCGATGTAACCTGCACTTACTTACCGGCCTTCTTCGCGGGCGCTTCGGGAACGGCCGGCAGCAGCGCCATCGCGTTGCGCAGCGTCTCGTTTTCCGCTTTGAGCTTGGCGTTCTCGGCGCGCAGTTCCGCCAGCGGATCGACGGTCGCGACGGGCGTCTCGGACCAGCCTTCTTTGCGGCGTTCATCGTGTTCGGCGGGGTTCTGGACGACGATGGCGGGTTCGGTGGCAGAGTACAGCATCTTGGGGTAGAACTTTTGCAGTGACAATGGAGGGCTCCTGAAATGGAAGTTGGGGGCGGGGCCGCGGCCTCACCCCCGAGCGGCAGCGCCGCACGCATTCTGTCTCTCGACGGTACGCGGTTTGGTCGTTGCCGAAACTTGTGTTAGGTACTTGCAAGGTGAATGGTCACTGGCGGCTTGTGACTCGCTGAGTCACTCGCCGCCAGCAACTTACTTACTTGGTGAGTGAGTGGTTAGCTCTGAACTGCAACCAACCATTGGGGGAGAGCAACGGCAAAACCGTATATGCAATCCACGCGGGTCGCAAAAAGATCGTTCATGATATCGTACATCGACACGATCCGCAGACTCATGCCGGTGTCCGGATCGGTTTGGCGAGCGCGGAAGTGGACGCCCTGCGGCAGCTCCAATTCGGCCATGGCGAAGGCCATGGAATCGCGGTGATAGATCAGGCCGGTGGGGCTCAGCACGTTGGCTGCGCCGTTCACGGTGATCGCGGCGCCGTCAGCGGGCGAGGCCGACACGGTGGCATACGGGTTGATCCCGTTGGTGCCGGTGCCGGGCAAAGAGATTGCCGGCGAAATCTGAATGGTGCCGGTGCCATCGGCGGCCGAGGAGAACGGGGCCGTCACGACGAAGGTTTGCAGCGTGGTGGACACGGCGCCGGAAACCGGGTTGACCATATAGACGCCAGCGATGGTGAAACGATCGCTAACGGAGAGGCGCGGCGCGGCGGCGGCGGTCCAGCCCTTGGTGAGCAGCGTGGAACCGGTCTGGCCGGCGGTGTTGACCAGTGGCGCGCCGCCCTGCGGCCCGTAGGTGTGGGTGACGCAGTTCTGATCGGTCTTCCAGTCGAGGCCCACCGCATGACCCATGCGGCCCTTCTCGTATTGGGGTCCGATCTGCTTGGCGGGAACCAGCAGGCCTTTGAGCGCGTCGACGATCTCGACGTTCATATCCGGCGTGATCACCGTCGAACGCTTTTCGTCGAACGGGCAACCGGACTTATCGAGCAGCGCGGAGCCGTAGTTATAGGTCTTCAGCGCGGTCGGGATGGTGCCGGGAGTGCCTACCGCGTTGAATGCGGCGGTCGATGCGAGGGTGAGCCCGTCGAGATCCACCTGGTTCGCCAGCGCGACGGCCGCCGAATCCAAGTACCGCTCGCCGAAGCGATCCACGGTGAGAGTCAGATCCTTGGAGGTGAAAGAGAAGCCGACGTGCTTCTGCTTGTTGAGGGTCAACGGGACCTTCAACTCGGTCACATCCTGCACAACGAGGGTTGCGCCGTCCGCAGCGCCGAAACGCACGGGGATGCGCAAATTGATCGTGTCCCCGACCTTGCTGCCTTTTTGACCGAACTCGCCATCGTATTCGTGGCGGATTCCGCCGGCGAAAGCGAGGTTGTTCTGAAAGCGCCGCAGTAGCTCGTTGACGATGATCTGCGGGGTAAGTAGAGCGTTGCTCATGGGGTGTTCCTTCCGGCATCACGCCGGTAGTTGGTTGTGAAGCGAGTTACAGCCACTTAGTCAGTGGCTGGTGACTTACTTCTTGCCCAGTTGCGCGTTGCGCGCTTTGTTCCAAGCGGTGAAATCGTTGGCCGTCTTTTCGTCGTAGACACCGCCGGCATGGGTAGCCGTGGTGCCGCCGCGATTGACGGGCGTGATTGGCTTGGGCGCGCGTGAAGCGGCCGGGGGTTGCGGTTTGGAGGAGGCTTTCAGATCCTTGATGATTCCGCCCAATTCAGCGGCGGCGGCCAGGGGATGCAATTTCGAGATCCGTTCGGCTTCAGACGGATTCTTGCCCAGCCAATAGGCCAGCTTCGCTCCGTCCGGAGACTCCAGCAGCACGGCGCCCATGGCGTCGGATACCGGAATGTCGGCTTGCGTCACTTTATCGAAATCGGGCATGGACGGGTCCTTACGGGCCTCGGCCTGCCGTTCCTGCCACTGCTTGCCGATCTCGGCGGCGCGTTCGCGTCCGGCGTCTTCGGCTTTGGTCTTCTCGGCGGTCTTGGCGCGTTGATCGAGCTTCCAATCGGTCAACTTGTCAACATACTCTTCGTACGTATCGAAGTTTTCCGGTACGGGCCTGTCGTCGGCCGCGGCGGCTTCCTTTGTGGGGAGAACCTCGCCAGCGGGCGCATCGCCTGCCAGCTTGGATTCGAGAGCCGTAAGTCGCGCGGCGAGTTCTTCTTTCTCACGCGCCAGCTTGTCGATCTTGCGTTGATAGCCGCCCTTTTTCTTGGGCTGGTTGGGTTCGGGTTCGTCTTCGTCCCCGTCCTCCGGAGTGTCTGCCAGGTCCGTATCCTCGGCAGCGGTTTCCGCCGGCGTGTCATCGCCAACAGCGGTCGTAGCATCTTCTTCCTGCGGGGCAGGCTCTTCGCCCGTTTCCCGGAATTTCCGGTACGCGCGAAAATCGCTTTCGATCAGAGTAGGCTCGACGGCCTGCTCGTTGCTCGCCTCACCGGGCGCAGGGATTACAAGAGTGTCGTTGTCTGTCATGGGGGGCGCGCTATCTTTCGACAGTGCGCGGGTGGCCCAGCCAGCTCCGTGTGAGCCAAGCAGGCCGAAAACTTGTGGCTGGTGGTCGGTGGCTAGTGGCTAGTGGTTGTGTTTCCAGCCACCAGCCACCAGCCACCAGCCACCATCCACGGTTATTTGACCTTGGTGTTGTGCAGCGCCGTAGCGCCATACACCGCCGCCGTGGCGAAATTGGCGACGACGGCCGGGG